GCCCCGCTTGCCCCGGAAGTCGCGGGCGATCTTCTCCATGTCGATGTCGGGGCTTTCCGGAAACGGCACCACCTGCGAGCCGATCGGCGCAGTCGAGAAGACCTCGGCCAGCGCGCCCTCGATCTCGTTCAGCAGCACCGCCGAGATCTGCGCCCGGCGCAACGGCGCGGTCCCTGCATAGGGTGCAGACGGATCCGACCCGACCCGCAGGTGCAAGACCTCAGCGGCCAGCACCGTGCGCGTCGTGCCACCGCCTGCATCCGGCAGGCTCAGCCGGTAGGCGGTGGGCTTGCCGAACCGGGTGGTCAGGTGCCAGTCGAACGCCGGGATCAGCCCGTCATCGTCGATCAGGAACACCGCTTCGCCCCGGAGCGCCGCAGAGCGGGCCAGCAGGGCCATGCTGCGCCGATCCAGCAGATCGGTGCCCTCGACGTCAGCAAGGGCCATAGCGCCCTCCCACAGCCCCGCACAGGCCTGCACCGTTGCCGTCAGCTCGGCCACGCCGCGCGCGCCGCTGATGTAGACGTCGCGGGCCGCGATCAGGTCGGCGGTGTAGCCGGTCGAGCGCTTCTCGACCTTGGGCTGGCGGCGGCGGAAAAGTCCGAACATGATCACGCCCTCCGGTAGGGCCGGAGCAGATCGCCAGCTCCGGACAGTTGCATCGCCCGCGCCATCCAGTTGACCGGGCGACGGGTGGTTTCACTGATCCCGCCAAGGTCGATCGTCACTTGCTCGATCCCGGCGCGATCGTCGGTCTGAAGGTATTCCGCCAGCCGCCGGAAGGCCTCGACCACGGGCGCGGGCACCGGCCCGGCCCCGACAGTGGCGGTGAACCTGTAGTTGCCGCAGGTGGGCAGCACATGGCCGCCACGGGGCGACGGGGCCAGCGTGGTTTCGGTCCAAGCATCATCCTGCCAGACCTCGACCAGCGAGATCGTCGCCGGGGTCAGGGTCGGCTCGAAGCAGCCCGGCCCCTCGACGATCCACACGACCTCGCGCGGCGTCCAGCGGTGCGCGGTATAGGCCTCGATCCGCGACCAGATCACGGCCCCGTCGACCTTGGCGATCTTCGCGGCGGCCTCGGGCGTCAGCATCGGCTCGGCCATCGGGTAGGCGGCGGGCACCGCCTCGATCTGTTCAACGATCTGCATCGTCATGCCCTCCATCTGAATTGCGGAAGCGGTCGGGCGATCCGTTGTTCCGGCGACCAGCTCCGCATCGAAATCTGCGCCTCGGCATAGGCCGGGCGGGTCACTGCCGACAGCTCATAGAGCAAGGCCTGATGCACCGTCCGGATGATCGCCTGCCCTTCGGCGGGGTCTTCATCCTCGACCGTCTCGGCCTTCTCCACGGCCCGTTTCGGCGGGATCCGGAAGCCCGGCGACAGGCCCGCGATCAGGCCCGCCGCCACCCCGGCAAGGAAGTCTTGGACGTAGGGCGCGGCCATCAGCTCCTCGGCCAGATCGGCCTCGAACAGCAGCGCCTCGTCCGTGTCCCGCAGCTTGAGCGACCCGTCGAGCTTCCGGGCCAAGGGCCGATCAAAGCTATGCCCGATCAGCAGGTGGATTTCCTCGCCGGGATCCTCGACCCGGTAGCCGAAGCCGCGCGGGCCGATGATCTCCTTCATCGGCCTGCCGGTGCGCCCGCCATCGCTCAGGACGGCGGGCGTGTTGTAGGGGAAGCGGCCACGCAGAGAAGCGCGACCACCGCGACGGCGAAGCTCAAGTCCTCCTGCGTGGCCACCCCAAAGCATCAGGCCAGCTCCAGCCCGGTCAGGATTTCGAGCTGCGCCGGGCGGGCAACAGCCACGTCCATCGTCGCCAGCGCCGTCAGCCGCAGGCCACCGGACGCCGCGTCGCTGTAGGGATCGCGGATCAGATCGACCGCGCCCCAGAAGCCCACGAAGATCGGGGCCACGCCGCCCGCCGCCGTGGTCAGCAGCGCCGAACAGGCCTCGGGCGAGCCGGTCGGGGCGGCCAGCGCGTTGGCCGTCATCGCGATGTTCCCGGCGGGGATGTTCTTGACCAGCCGATCCCACTCGGAAACGGCGGTGCCGGAGATCAACGTGCCGTCGAGGAAATCCCACAGCTCCGGACGGATCAGCGCCTTGACCGCGCCGGGCGACCCGGCAGCGTTCGCGGCCATGAAGCGCGTGACGGCGGCCCGGAACGCCGACCAGCTCGCCGAGGCGGTGATCGCGGTGGCGGTGATGCCGTAGGTGCCCGCGCCGGGGATCACGCCAAGCGGCTGGCCGTTCGCCCCGGTGCCGAGGAAGGCGGCCTTGTCCATCTCGGCCTGCATCGCCCCGGCCATGTCGCGGCGGATAGCCTGTTCCAGCGCGGTGCCGCTTTGCTTGAGCGACTTCCTCGTGATGCGCATCTGAATTCCGAGGTTGTGGTCGGGCGCCATCGCCCGGTCGGTGGTGGCATAGACGGTCGGCCCGGCGACATTCGCGGTTTCGCCGTCAGCCCAGCCCGCCGACACCGCCGAGGTGGTCACGGGCCACTCGACCGCGCCTGCGTCGATGGTGATCATCTGCGCGCCCATCGCGGCTGCGACAGAACCGGGGAACAGCCGGTCGATCGTCGGCATGGTCCGGATCGGATCGGGCGTTCCCGATGCCACCGTCTCGCCCACGCGGATTTCGAGCGCGTCCAGCGGCACGGGGATGCCCCGATACCCGCCCTTGCCCCGCAGCTCCGCGACGACCTCGGCGGTGCGCCCGTCGAGCTGGCGGCCCTCGTCCAGGGCGAGCGCGACCTGGCGCAGCTCGAAACCCGCCATCAGCTCCGACCACTGGCGGCCCTCACGGGTTTCCAGCTCCTTGCCCGCCTCACGCCGTTCCTCGTCTTCGGCGATCAGCGCCGCGCGATAGCGGGTTTCGTTCTGGCGGAACTCGCGATCCAGATCGTCGATCTTCCGCACCTCGTCCTCGGTCGGGGTCTCCTTGCCGACCAGCTCGGCGAGCGCCTGCCGGATTTCCGACTGACGGCGCTGGATTTTTACAGATTGCAGCATTTCTTGCCTCATGATGTTTCAGGTGGGGGTCGGGGATTTGAGCAGGTCGCGCCACGCGCGCCGCTCGGGGGGTAGGTCGGGATGCCCGACCTCGATGCGCGTCTTCCGGGCGTGACAGCCCGCGCACAACGTCTGCAAATTCGTCAGGTCGAACGCCGCTTCCGGGGCCTCACGCACCGGGCGGATATGATCGACTTCGAGGCGGCGGCGGTTCCCGCAGGCGACACAGCGGAAGCTGTCGCGCCGCTTGGCCGCCAGCCGCAGGACCGGCCACCGGGGATCGCGATAGACGTGGGTTCCGTGCCGCTTCACGCCCATACCGCAGCCCTCGCCGTCCTGATCGGCGCAGCCTTCCGCCGCGCGCCCTCAGCCACCGCCAGCACCGTTGCCGCCGCCGCGTCGATCCGGCCAAGCGACCGGCCTTTCGCCAGCTTCGCGTTGCCCGCCGGGTCGAGAAGGCAGATCGCTTCCGCGAAGGCAGACCGCAGCAGCAGCGAGGGAACGGTCTTCACGTCGCCGTCGAACAGCGTCCGGCGAAAGCGTTCGATGTCCTCGTTACCGTCCTTCCAGCCGAAGCCGCGCCAGACGAACGGCATCCGCAGGCCCGCCGCGCGCATCGCCTCGACGAACTCGGCATGGCGGAAACGGTCGCCGACGATGCAGGCCACGGACGCGCCGTCCAGCCGCTTGACCAGCTCGGCCAGCCAAGGCCCCGGCGGCACCGTCGCGTCGCCCATCGTGATCAGCTCGCCCCGGTCCTGCATTTCGACATACCGGCCAGACACGCCGTCAGCCGCGCCACGATCGGCAAGGCCGGGGGTCGAGGGGAACGTGCCCACCGCTTCGAGGCGGCCCGTCTCCGGCCAGAAGAACGCCGCCGCCGACATGGACCGGGCACCGCCGAGATCGACGCCGAGGATGCACGGACCGGACCGGGGCGGCAGGTCATCGGGCGAAACCTCGGCGGCGAGCCACTCGTCCACCGTGACCAGAACCGAACGGTCCTCGGTCGAGATCCGCTCGTTCCTGTTCAGGTTCCTGAAGCTCGCCAGCGCCGAACCGCCCCGCGCAATCGCCCGGCGGGCCTGCGCCACCAGCCAATCCGGGGTCGCACCGATCCCTTCCGTCGCGCCGGGGTTGGCGATCAACAGGCTATCCAGATCGTCAGCCGGAAGGCCCGGCGGCGGTCGATGTTCCTGCACGAAGGTGCCGGGCGGCGGGGCGTCCAGCCACCGGGAAAACGTGTTGGCGTCATCCGGGGCTGATGTGCTGATGATCAGCGCCCGGCCAGCCCGCTTGCCCAGCCCCGACAGGATCGCGTTTTCCAGCTCGTCGCCCTTCTCGCGCTCCCACGCCGCCCGCTCGTCGAGGATCGCCAACGTCGGGGCACCGCCGAGAAGCGACTTGCCGTCAGCCGCGATAGCGCGCACCAGCCCGCCGCCCCGGCCCGAATACTCGACCTCCAACCGGGCACCGCGCCGGATCGTGAACAGCTCGCGCTCGGCCTCGGGAAGCCCCTCGACGAAGCCGACGATGAAGCCGAAGGCGATCTTCGCCTGATCCCGGTTCCGGGCGGCCAGCAGGATTTCGCGGCGCGGCTGCGGATCCCACACGCCCATCAGCGCCCCCAGCGCCACCCCCGCCGAGAGCGCGGTCTTGGCGTTGCCGCGCCCGATCGACAGGCAGGCGACCATCACATCCTCGGCCATCGCCCCGGTCACGAAACGGCGCTGGAACTCGGCGAGGCGAAGCGGCTCACCTGCGCGCGGCCCCTCGGGGATCCGCAGCGTTTCGAGGAACTGGATCGCGACCTCGGCAACCATCAGCGGCCCCCCTCGAAGGTCGGCAGAGAGAAAAGATCAGCCCGCTCCGCGCGCGCCGGTTCTCCCAAATCCGGGGGCATTGGGACCAGATCGCCCACCTGTTCCTCGCGCGTCGTTCCCGTTCCCGTTCCCGCGTTCCCACCCCCTTTAGGGGGTGGGGGAACGACAGGGAACGCTCCGGGGAACGCAGGGAACGCCCTTTCGGGAACAGCGTTCCCGATCGGCAGGGAACGCTTGGGAACGCAGGGAACGCTCATCCTTGGACGCTCCACACATAGCCGTCAGCAATCCGGATCAAGCCCTTGTCCAGCAACGAAGATTTGACCTTGAAGAAGGCGGTGCGCGCCGTGCTCGAGGCCAGAGCATCGAAAAGCGCCTGCATCCCGACCTCGGCCTGCCCGCTGATCTTCGGCTTCCGGACTACAGGCTCAGCCCCGACCAGCACGGCGGACGTGACCGCATCGCCGTCGCCGTCGATCCCGATCTCCACGTCTTCGAGGCGGTAGTGCACCGGCTTGCCCATCGCCATGTCGCGTTGCTTCCGCGCCTCCACCGCGATCACGCCGTCCTCGCGCGTCAGCTCGATCTCGGTATCCACGGCAGCCCGCAGCGATCCGGAACCGCGCGCACCCCGGCTGGCGTCCTTGCCGCTGTGGTGCACGACCATGACGTGCGCCCCGGTCTCGGCCCGGATCCGGTCCAAGCTCCGGATGACCAGCCCCATGTCGCGGGCGCTGTTCTCGTCGCCCTCGCCCATGCACCGGGCCAGCGTGTCGATCACGATCAGGGCCGGGCGCTGCGGGGCCAGAACCTCGACCAGCGCCTCGGCATCGAACAGGCTGGACAGGTTGATCGGCGCGGTCAGGATGGACAGGTTTTCCTCGGCCCGGTCGGCAAGGTCAGGATCGGCACGGCGCACCGCCTCGATCCGCGACGCCAGCCCCCGGCCACCCTCGGCGGCGATGTAGACCACCGCCCCGGCCTTCACCCTGTTCCCGTTCCAAGGCGTTCCCGCAGCGACACGGAACGCCATGTCCAGCGCGAAGAACGTCTTCCCGACGTTGGCATCGCCGTAGACGACAGACAGCGCTCCGGCGTCCAGCCAGCCCTTGACCAGATACCGCGACGACAGGTCAGGCCGCAGGTCGGACATGGGCCGGAGCTGGCGGGCCAGCGCGTCGGCGCGGGTCTCGGGGATCCGACCCATGAACTTGTCGTGCGCGTCGAAACCCTGCTGGATCTGGTTGAAGTCGAGCATCACGCGCGCCCCCCTTGAAGATGGTTGATCAGGCCCGCGCGGTCGGCGGGCGAAAGGTGCTCAGCACTGGCGAGCGCATAGGCCTTGCGCTCCGACGGGCTGGCGAGGTCGGCCCAGTCGCGGGCCTCGGCCATCAGGCTCAACAGCGGCGGCGTGGGCGGCCCGGCGCGCATCTTCTCAAGCACGCCCTCCATGATTTTTTTCGCGTCGTCGCAGTGGCACTCGGCGATCGCATCGCACAGCGCCCTTGCAGCTACGGCCCGACGGCGATACTCTTCGCTCCGGAACCGTGGAAATTCCAGATAGGCCTCGGCAGCGCCCGCCAGCGCTCCGGGGCCTTCCTTTTTCAC